CGTAAAACAACTGCTAGAATCAAGCGTGAGCTTGCCAAAAGGCTCCAAGAAGCGATCACGCAGTACGAAACGCTTGAAAAAGAAAGAACAGGCTACTACACCTGTCCAGCCGAGTAAAAATGTTTCACGTGAAACAATTCCAGCTACAGTAATACCTGCGCCGTTTGATATAGAGGAAGCACAAAACATTGTCTTTCAGCCTAATGCAGGGCCACAGACAGACTTTCTAGCATCAGGTGAGCGTGAGGTGTTGTACGGGGGTGCAGCAGGTGGCGGTAAGAGCTACGCTACACTAGCTGACCCCTTACGCAACCTAAACCACCACGCTTTTAGTGGCTTGCTTGTACGACACACTACAGAAGAATTAAGAGAACTTATACAGAAAAGTCAAGAGTTATATCCTAAAGCAATTCCGGGCATCAAGTGGTCAGAGCGTAAGTCTCAATGGGTTACACCTAGAGGTGGGCGCATCTGGATGAGTTACCTAGATAAAGACCAAGACGTTATGCGCTACCAAGGACAGGCGTTTAACTACATAGCATTTGATGAGTTGACTCAGTGGGCTACGCCTTTTGCGTGGAATTATATGAGGTCACGTTTACGTAGTGCCTCACCTGAGTTAGGCTTGTACATGAGGGCTACTACAAACCCCGGTTCTGTTGGGCATCAGTGGGTTAAGAAAATGTTTATAGACCCTTCAGAGCCTAACAAACCTTTTTGGGCTACAGATATTGAAACAGGTGAGCCATTAGCGTACCCTAGAGGTCACACTAAAGAAGGTCAACCTCTATTTAAACGCAGGTTTATTCCTGCAAGTTTGTTTGACAATCCTTATTTAGCTGACAGCGGTGATTATGAAACTATGTTGTTGTCTATGCCAGAGCATCAACGTAAACAATTATTAGAAGGAAATTGGGATGTTAATGAGGGTGCAGCGTTCCCTGAGTTTAACAGAAAAATTCACGTTGTTGACCCTTACGATATTCCTAATAGCTGGGCGAAGTTCAGAGCTTGCGATTATGGGTACGGCAGTTGGACAGGCGTTGTGTGGTTTGCCGTATCACCCTCTGAGCAGCTTGTAGTTTATAGGGAAATGTATGTTACTAAAGTTACTGCTACTGACTTAGCGGATATGATATTAGAGGCAGAGGCAGACGATGGCACCATAAGATACGGCGTGTTGGACTCGTCCCTTTGGCATAAAAGAGGTGACACTGGCCCTAGCCTAGCAGAACAAATGATTATGAAGGGCTGTCGCTGGAGACCTTCTGATCGTTCAAAAGGGTCTAGGGTGTCAGGAAAAAATGAGATACACCGTCGTTTGCAGGTAGATGAGTTTACTGAGGAACCCCAACTCGTATTCTTTTCTACCTGCACCAACTGTATTGCACAGATACCTAGTATTCCTTTAGATAAGCGTAACCCTGAAGACGTAGACACTAACGCAGAAGATCACTTGTACGATGCTTTAAGGTATGGTATCATGACAAGACCTAGAAGTTCCTTGTGGGATTTCAACCCTTCAACACAGAGAAGCGGTTTTCAAGCTGCTGATCCAGTATTCGGATATTAAATATGGACCCAGATGATTTCACAACAGACTTTGAAACTAACTTAGAGTCAGGCGAGTCCTCTCACATTGAGGACGTTACCTCTGAGAGTGTGCATGACCCTAAGACAGGTCACATTATTAATTTGGTAATGGGTCGTTACAAAAGAGCAGAAGACGCACGTTATACAGATGAACAACGTTGGATGGATGCTTATCGTAACTACCGTGGTATGTACAATAACGAAGTACAATTTACTGAAACAGAAAAGTCTCGCGTATTTGTTAAGGTAACTAAGACTAAAACATTAGCTGCATATGGTCAGATTGTAGATGTACTATTTGGTAGTCATAAATTTCCATTAGCTATAGACCCTACTACGTTACCAGAAGGTGTAGCAGAGGCCGTACACTTTGATGCTTCTCCTCAAGCAGAGCAAGGAGTAGAAGAACTAAAAGAGGCTTTCTCTCCTGTTTTGTTTGGATCAGAGGATGCAAAGTTAAAACCCGGCGAAACTATAGACAGTTTGCGTGATCGCCTAGGCGGTATGGCTAAAAAGTTAGAGCCTGTAGAAGATAAGCTTATTGAGGGGCAAGGTACACTACCTTCAAGTGTTACTTTTAATCCTGCTCTTGTTGCCGCTAAGAAAATGCAAAAGAAAGTACATGATCAGTTAGAAGAATCAGGGGCTAATAAACAGCTTCGTTTAGCTGCTTTTGAGACTGCTTTGTTTGGCACAGGTATTATGAAGGGTCCGTTTGCTGTAAATAAAGAGTATCCTAACTGGGATGATGAGGGTGAATATAAACCTACCATTAAAACTGTACCATCTACTAGCCACGTTTCTATTTGGAACTTTTATCCTGACCCTGACGCTTCTAACATGGATGAAGCTGAGTACATTGTTGAGAGACACAAGATGTCACGCTCACAGGTTCGTGCTTTAAAAGGTAGACCTTTCTTTCGTGATAACGCCATTGATAAGTCTCTCGCTATGGGTGAGTCCTATGAGAAGAAATGGTGGGAGCAAGCTATGGAAGATGACGCTCAAAGCGGTAAAGCAGAGCGTTATGAAGTGCATGAGTTCTGGGGTTTCGTAGATAGGGAAGTCTTAGAAGAGTATGATGTAGATATCCCTAAAGAACTAAAAGATACAGAGCAAGTAAGCGTAAACATTTGGGTGTGTAACAATCAAGTCTTGCGTCTTGTAATGAATCCATTTAAACCTGCACTTATTCCTTACTACGCTGTACCTTATGAGCTTAATCCTTATAGCTTCTTTGGTATAGGTATAGCTGAGAATATGGATGATACACAAACTCTTATGAATGGGTTTATGCGTATGGCTGTAGATAATGCAGCCTTAAGTGGTAATATGCTTATAGAAGTAGATGAAACTAATTTAGTTCCCGGCCAAGATTTAAGTGTATATCCCGGAAAAGTCTTTAGAAGACAAGGGGGTGCGCCGGGTCAAGCTATTTTTGGCACCAAGTTCCCTAACGTATCTAGCGAAAACATGCAGATGTTTGACAAGGCACGTGTATTAGCAGACGAGAGTACAGGCTTCCCTAGCTTTGCTCATGGTCAGACAGGAGTTTCAGGTGTCGGACGTACAGCTTCTGGCATTAGTATGCTCATGTCTGCTGCTAATGGTTCTATACGGAATGTAATTAAGAACGTAGACGATTACATGCTTAAGCCTTTAGGTAAAGCGTTTTTTAACTTCAACATGCAGTTTGACTTTGATCCTGAGATTAAGGGTGACTTAGAAGTACGCGCACAGGGTACTGAAAGCTTAATGGCTAACGAAGTGCGTAGCCAACGTTTGATGCAGTTCCTACAGGTAGCACAAAATACTGTACTGGCACCGTTTGCTAAAATGGACTACATTATTCGTGAGATTGCAATTAGTATGGACTTAGACCCTGAGAAAGTTACAAATAATCTACAGGATGCGGCTATTCAAGCGGAGATACTTAAACAATTTCAACAACCGCTACCACAGGCACCACAAGAGGGTGGAGTTCCCCCTGTAGGTACTCCCCCACCTCAAAAAGACGCAGCACCCACAGGACAGGCTCCTACGGGGCCACGCGACACTACAGGCGGCGGCGGGGCTAACATTGGAGTAGGCTCTGTACCTGCACCGGGAGAACAAGGCTTTACTGGAAGGCCACAATAATGAGCATGGGAGTTTTACTAGGTAAGCAGTTAAAAAAGGCTATTCAAGGAAAGCCTGTTAAAGAAAAAGATGAGACTTTACAGGCTCTAGGTGAGGTTCCTAAGAAATGAGCCAACTAAAGAAACTCGTAAACGATAAACCTTTATGGGATGCTTTTGAGGTTGAACTAGAGGACCGCATTCAAAGTAGCTACAAGACGTTCTCACAAACGGATGACCCTATGGTTATGAATAGAATGCAGGGTGCAGTACACGCTTTAAATGCGCTTAAGCAGCTTAGATTAAAGGTAAACGCTAATGGGTAATCTTGAACGTCAAATGGAAGAAGAGTTAGGTCTTTACCCTAGATCAAAGTATATTTTTAGTCCTGTTCAAGACTCAGCTAATTTGTTAGACAAAGAAATAGCAGAAGCAGAAGCTGCAGGTATTAGTCAAGAGCCGCCTACAGCGTCTGACATAGCTGATACAGTAATTGACTTTACACCTGTCATTGGGGATATTAAGGGTGCCGTTGAAGGTGCAGAAGTTATCTTTGAAGAGTTAGCAAAAGATGATCCTAACTTTCTTCTTATTGGTGTAATAGGTGGTGCGGGTGTAGTTGGTTTAATTCCCGGTGTCGGTGACGCCGCACAAAAACTAATTATAAAAGGTGCTAGACGTTTTAAAAAGACTGAATTAAATCCAGAGGTTATGGATGTTCTTACTCCAAAAGATCAAGAGACAGTAGAGGCTTTAACTAAGAGTACTTTATCTACTCCTGAAACTGATGGAGAGAAACTAGCAGATGAAGTAGCTGCTATGCTTAGAGAAGGTAAAGCAGGTGACATTACAGAAGAAATGCTTGAGACTGCAGGTAATGACTTTCATACACGATTAACTCAGAACTACATTGATGGTAACGTAGGCATGGACTTACCTATGGATTGGGAAAGCACAATGGCACGTGCTGCTGACCAAGGGCTTACTGAGACAAGGTATCATGGTTCACCAACAAAGGATATACCTTATTTTAGAGGCAGATCAGATAAAATTCATAAAAACGCAACCTCATTGCCGGGGCAAAGTACAGGTATGTTTAATACCAATGATCCCTTTAAGGCCTTTAGTTATGAGGGTAAGGGGGGTGAAACATACTCTTTAATTATGCGGCCCTTACCAGAGAATACACCTAGAGTAGACGTAAAAGGCGCAGGTTGGGGTAATTTAGATCATGCGCCTTCTAGGGATTCTAATAGGTCGTTATTAGAGGTACTGTCTAATCCAATAGAAGCCATAAGAAACCCCCCTCCTATGGTAAATCTGGGTACAAAAAGAGACAACCAAAGAATAGATGAATATTTAAGTGATGGTAAAGCCAATTTATCAACTGATATGTTTATGAGAAAAGCAGACACTTTAGGATACCCCGGTGCTACTATTGAAAACGTAGTGGATCGTGGCCCAAGTACCCCTATTAGATTTTCTAAAGAAGAAGGTATAGAGGTTAGAAAAAAGGGGTTAAGGCCTTCCGAAACTCAAGCTAGGACTGACACTACAGGCATACGTTCTATAGGCGCAAGGTTTGACCCAAGGCTTACTGGTTTAAAGAATATTAATATGGCCCAAGGAGGGCTTACATCAATGAACGATCAAACACAAATGGCTTTTGCGCTAGGCGGCGAAGCAGAAACAGTAGACCCTGTATCAGGCAATGACGTACCTCCGGGATCGTTACCAGAAGAAGTAAGGGATGATATTGATGCCAAGTTATCTGAGGGGGAGTATGTTGTACCTGCTGATGTTGTTCGTTTCTTTGGGGTAAAACTATTTGAAGATTTACGTATGCAAGCAAAAATAGGTTTGCAAAAGATGGA